TGGGTAGCATTTTCAGCAAGTGGTGAAGATGGTGCAATACCAGGTTACTATTACAAATTTGATACAGGAACTTCAGATGCCGATCCTGGTGCTGGAGAAATAGCATTTAATAATGGTACTTACGCATCGGCTACAAGAATATATATTGATGATGCGGATGCAAATGGTGTAACCACTCAAGCAGATACTGCAACTTGGGGTGCAAGTACATCTACAATTAAAGGCTCATTACACATTGTTGATATTAACGACAGTACGACTTACGCAAGATTTAAAATTACAGCAGCTGTTACAGATGCTTCAGGTTATAATACAATTACAGTTGTTCATCTCGCTTCCAATAATACTTTTAGTGCTGCTGATGAATTATCAGTAACTTTTATTAGAGCTGGAGATAAAGGAACAACAGGAGATACAGGCTCTACAGGAGCAACTGGTGCTACAGGAGATGTATCACTTGCTGGTACTGAAACACTTACAAACAAAACTTTAACAGCACCTAAAATTGGTACATCTATTTTAGATACTAATGGAAACGAATTAGCTTTATTGACAGCTACTGGTTCAGCAGTAAATGAATTTACTATTACAAATAATTCAACAGGAAATAATCCTATTTTATCTGCTACAGGAAATGATACAAATATTGGTATTGCTTTAACTCCTAAAGGAACAGGAGAAATAGTTATTGGAACAGCAAATCTTAATTATGCTGGAACTGCTGTAACTGCAACTGGTGCTGAATTAAATAAATTAGCTGGCGCTGGAACAATTAAACAAGCTGGTAAAGAAACTATGTGGGTTCCAGCTGCTGCAATGTATGGACCAACAACTAACCCTGCAGATGCAGCTCAAGTAGAAACAACAGCAATAAGACCAGATTTAAAAGTATTTGATTTTGATGCAGGTACAAAACAATATACACAATTTACAGTAGCTATGCCAAAGTCATGGAATGAAGGAACAGTAACTTATCAAGTTTACTGGTCTCCTAGCACAACTAATACAGGTAACTGTATATTCGGTTTACAAGGTGTTGCATGTGCTGATAACGACACAATTGATGTTGCATATGGAACAGCAATAGAAGTTACAGACGCTGGAATTGGAACAGTTGAAGACCAACAAATTACATCTGAAAGCGGTGCAATTACAGTTGCAGGTTCTCCTGCAGCAGGTGAACAAACTTACTTTCAATTATATAGAGATGCAGCAGATGGTAGTGATACTTTTACTGGCGAATCAAGAGTTCTAGGTATTAAAATATTCTACACTACTGATGCAGCTAATGACGCATAGGAGAATTAACATATGTCTTTTGGGTATCAAGTTTTAGGATTTGGATCAGGAGGATCAGCAGCTGCTGCATTTATAACTGCATCAGGAGGAACAGAAACAACTTCTGGTGATTTTAAAATTCATACATTCACAGGACCAGGAACTTTTACAGTTTGTTCAGTAGGAAATGCCGCTGGATCAAATTCAGTTGATTATTTAGTAATAGCTGGTGGTGGTGGTGCTGGTGCTAATGGTGGTGGTGGCGGAGGTGCTGGTGGTTATAGATTTTCAGATGGAACAGCATCAGGATGTTATTCAGCAGGTCCTTCACCTTTAGGTGCAAGTGCTTTACCAGTTAGTGCACAAGGTTATCCTATAGCAATAGGAGCAGGTGGAGCAAGAGGTACAAATGCTCCTCCTATGCCTGTTTCTGCTCATGGTGTTAATGGTGCAGTATCAACTTTTTCAAGTATTACTTCTGCTGGAGGAGGTTTTGGAGTAAGTAATTCAAGTGCTGTTACTCCCCCTTTCTCAGGTGGTACAGGAGGTTCAGGTGGAGGAAGTAGAGGAATAACTCCTGCGTCAGCTGGAAATACTCCCCCAACAAGTCCACCACAAGGTAATGCAGGAGGAGCTGGTTTAGTATGTGCTTGTGTAGGAGCAGGTGGAGGTGGAGCAGGTGGAGCAGGTGGAAATACACCAACACTTCCAGGAGGTAATCCTGCTCAAATAGGAGGTACAGGTGGTGTAGGTTTATCTAGTTCTATAACAGGTTCAGCAGTTCCCAGAGCAAGTGGTGCTACAGGTGGTGGATGTAGAGGCGCACCAAATGTAACATTTCCCTCTCCTCCAGGAGGAGCTGGAGATGGAGGTACAGGTGGTGGAGCTGGTGGAGAAAACGCTACAGCAAATACTGGCGGTGGTGGAGGTGGAGGTGGAAACTATCCTCCTTGTACTACTGGTGGAATAGGTGGTTCAGGTATAGTAATAATAAGATACAAATTTCAATAATTATATGGCACACTTTGCAAAAATATCATTAAACTCAAAAGTTCTTACAGTATTGACATTGAACAATGAAGATATGCTGAACGATGATGGCGTTGAAGATGAAACAGTAGGACAACAATATTTAGAACGACACAATAACCACCCTGCTGAAATGTGGATTCAAACATCTTACAACACATCTAATGGTACACATAATTCAGGAGATAACTCTAAAGCATTAAGAGGAAACTACGCAGGTATAGGTTATACTTGGGATAAAGATAATAATATATTTTATAGTAAAAAACCTTATCCATCGTGGGTTTTAAATACGACAACAGCGACTTGGCATTCACCCATTGGTAATGATCCAGATGATTTAACTGATGAAGAAAAAGCTTTACGAATTGAGTATGTTTGGAATGAAGATGGTCAATCCTGGGATAAAACAACTCGCTAAGCGTAATTTTATTGACAACTTAATTAAATAATATTATTTATGGCAATAGGGATGCAAAAGAAAGTATTATCTGAAATAGCTTTATATTACGGAGATATTGCAATGCCGAAAGGTTTTGAGATAAACCGAGACAAACTTCAAATAGACATTTTAAACTCACGCATTACCAATAAAAAATTTCCTTATTCAAAGGAATGGGGTAAACTTGATACTTATTTAAGAGAACATATTAATGTAGAATATAATACTCAATTAATAAATAAAGAAGTGCTGGGTAATATTTATTCTTCTCATGAAACTACCCCTCCTTTACTTAATATTGATCCTGTAGATTTAAGAAATTCACCTGATTACACCTTGTTATATGGAGTTAATGTTAAAGACTGTAGCGTTAAAATACATTATGACGACAATAGAAGAGCAGGAAGAAGTTGGAATATCAATTTAAAAAATAATCAATTTATTATGTTTCCCTCTACACAACTGTATTACATCACTAACAATCAAGAGGATTCTCTTAACTTTATTTTAACAACAACTTATGAATTTATATAATTATTATTGGTATTTTAAATCTGCACTTACGCCACGATTTTGTGATGAAATTGTTAAATATGCTTTAGAACAAAAAGAAAGTATGGCAATTACAGGTGGTTATAGTAGAGATAAAAAAAAACCTTTAACTAAAGATGAAGTTAAAAATTTAAAACATAAAAGAAATTCTGATATAGTCTGGCTTAATGACACTTGGATTTATAAAGAAATACATCCCTTTGTTCATGAAGCAAATAAAAGAGCTGGTTGGAATTTTAAATGGGATTTTTCTGAATCCTGTCAATTTACAAAGTATAAACTCAATCAATATTACGATTGGCATTGCGATAGTTGGGAAAAAGTTTATGACCAACCCAACACTCCTTCGCATGGCAAAATTAGAAAATTATCAATGACTTGTCAGCTTACTGATGGATCAGAATATACAGGTGGAGAATTAGAATTTGATTTTAGAAATTATGATCCTCCTCAAAGAGATGAATCTAAACACTTAAAAAAAGCAACAGAAATATTACCTAAAGGAAGTATTATTGTTTTTCCTAGCTTTCTTTGGCATAGAGTTAAACCAGTTACAAGAGGAACGAGATATTCACTTGTCTTATGGCATTTGGGTTATCCTTTTAAATAATGTATAAAGATAATTATTTTAAAACTCCTATATGGTCTGAAGATAAACCAGAGTTTGTTAAGTCTTTAAATAAAGCTAGTGATAAATATATTAAGGCAACTAAAAAAATGCCTGAGGATAAAAAATATTTAAAACAGTTTGGTGATTTTGGTAGATCATGGCATTCAACTCCATTACTTCAAGATAATGATTTTTTAGATTTAAGAAATTATATAGGACAGAAATCTTGGGAATTTTTAGACGAACATAATTACGACATGAAACAATATCAAACTATATTTTCTGAAATGTGGGTACAAGAATTTTCAAAAAATGGTGGTGGTCATCATTCAGCACACGTGCATTGGAATCAACACGTATCAGGATTTTATTTTTTAAAATGTTCTGATAAAACTTCTTATCCTATTTTTCACGAACCTCGAGCAGGAGCCAGAGCTACCAAATTAAAAATGAAAAATCAAAAAGGGGTATTTCATGGTACAGAGCTAGTTCATTTTAACATCAAGCCTGGCGTTTTAATTATATTTCCAGGATATATGGAACATGAATTTGCTGTCGATCATGGCAAAGAACCTTTTAGATTTATTCATTGGAATATTACAGCTATTCCTAAACAGATGGCAAAAGATGTTTAAAAAAAATAAATATGTAGTTATTAAACAAGCTATTTCAAAAGACATGGCTACATTTATCTACGATTATTTTTTAATGAAAAAACAAGTTTATGATACTTGTATAAAAAAAAGATTTATTTCTCCTTATGAAGTTATACTTGGATATTATGAGAACGAAACAGAACAAATACCTCATACTTATTCTTGCTATTCAGATATAGTTATGGAAACTTTAATGTTAAAGTGTCAACCTATTATGGAAAAGATTACAAAATTAAAGTTAAACCCTGCATACTCTTATGCTCGAATTTATAAAAATGGAGATGTTTTAAAAAGACATAAAGATAGATTTAGTTGTGAAGTATCAACAACAATGAATTTAGGTGGAGATAAATGGAGTTTATATCTTGAGCCTTCTGGTAAAGAAGGATTAAAAGGTATTAAAATCAATCTTGAACAAGGAGATATGCTGGTTTATAGTGGTTGTGAACTAGAACATTGGAGAGAAAAATTTAAAGGTAAATTGTGTGGACAAGTATTTTTACATTACAACAACAAAAAAACAAAAGGATCAGAACATAATCTTTTTGATACACGACCTCATTTAGGATTACCAGGTTGGTTTAAAAATAAATAATAATAGGAGGAACTTATGATGTGTTGGTTTTGTAAACTGTTAAATAAAATTAAAAAGTTTATAGCTAAACAATTTGATGCCTAAAAGAAAAACTGCAAATGTAGGCTTAGTAAATGAACTTATTGCTCAACTTACCTTTGCAAAAGACGCAAATATTGTAGTTTTTACACCTCTTTGTGGCTTAGGACCTGTAGATATTGTCACTTTAAATTTAACCACAGGTAAGTATACTGGTTATGATGTTAAAAGTAAAAATTATAGAAAGTCAGACTATACAGCTAAAGATGGCTATAAAAGAAAAAGAATTGGATCACTTATATCAAGATCTACAACTTCAGAACAAAAAAAATTAAAGGTAAAAATTATATATGCAAAATGATAATGCAGTAGATATTCTTAATGAATATAAAGATCAAGTCAGAATATTAAAAGGTCAGATAGCAGAGCTTGAAGATGCAGGTAAATCTAAAGATGCAGCTAATAAAAGATGTTTGCAAAAATTAGAATTTTGTACTAAAGACTTAGATGATGCTTTATCTAANATTAAANNGTT